CGAATTATCAAAATAGCTTTGGGTTACATAATATTTGCCAAGTTCTTTGATTTTCATATTTATTCTAACTTTGTATTCTTCGTGAGTTTCGTTTTTGCGTTCTACCATTTTTATTGTTTTCATTTTACTTACCTCTTTTTTGTTTTTTTAGGGGGCGGAGTGTTCCGCCCAGTTAAGCTGTTAATCTTTCAATTCTTATCATGGCTTTTGCCATATCGTAAGAATCTGAAATATTGAAGCGTTTTTGTTGGTTCCCTTGGTGAAATGACAAGATTTTTTCATTAGGGAAGATGTAAACTTTAATTTTTTTATCTTCGTAAAATATTTTTCCGTAGCCTGCTTCACATTCGAATTTATCTAAATTGTCAAGAATCTTTTGAGCATCGGCTTTGCGTTGTTTAATAGCTTGATACATAGTTTCTTCATCATATTCAACCATTACAAAAGTATTTCCACCTTGCAAAATTTCATCCGTTCGATAATCACGATCGATTGATTCATATTGTTCTTTTAAAATGCTATCAATTTCATCTAAACTAAGCATTACATTTTTAACTGTCACATTGATATAGATATCAGCACAGCCACGATGTTTGACGCTTATTTTAAAATCTTTGACGTTGTAACCTAGTTCTTTAAGTTCATTCTTAATGTCAGTTGCTTTCATAATATACCTTCTTTCTTTTTCGCGAGGTACGAAAAAACGTACCTAGTTGACTCAATAGGTACGCTGTGATATACTATGTATATCGGCACTCTATTGAGTGTTGGACGGCTTGTTACATCCAAACTTTGGTCGGGGAGGATGTAGCAAGTTTTTTTATTTTGTAAGGTCTATCTCAACCTTACAAGTCTATTATAACACATGTATTATAATGTGTCAACACTTTTATTCAAAATTTTTTAATTTTTTTTGAATAAGTTCGTTCAACTCGTCTAAGTCGTCTTTTGTAGCTTTGTTTCTGATAAAGCTACGAGCAGAAGAACGAGAAGAAAGATAATTTTTGTGCTCTTTGTTCTTCTCAATCCATTTTTTATTGTATTCTGTTTGAGGATATTTCTTTTCTTCTGGCATGTGTCTCCTTTCTTATTTCTTCTTCTTTTTTTGATTGACATAAAGAAAACCGATAAAAGAAATTATAAAGAAAATAAATACTAATATAATTTTCATTTTATTATTAGATATGATATACTAACAGTAGTGGGAGGGCTTGCGCCCTCGCTACCGTTAGAGCCTACTTGAACCGTTTAGCTTTTGAGGTTTTGCGTTCTTTTGGCTCTTTCTTTAATGCTATAATCATGCTAGCTGTTCCACTCAAGAGCGAGCCGACAGCTGCTATCATTACAGCAACATCAGAAAGCTTCATATCATGCTCCTTTCTGTTTTATTTAGTAAGGTCTATCTCAACCTTACAAGTCAATTATAACACATGTATTATAATGTGTCAATACTTTTTTATAATTTTTTTAAAAATTTTTTGAGCCCAATTTTTTCCGGGCTTTTTTTATTTGCGGAAATTTTTCAAAAAATATTTGTTACTTTAATAATATGAGAGAGATTGACACGACGAGCAAGCAAACAATCTATGACACTTTTTATAATACACGAGACTGGCAAAGACTACGAGACAAAGCAATTGAACGAGATAATAAAGAGTGCATTTGGTGCAAACGAGCGGGACGACTGACAACGTCAAGACTTGAAGTTGACCACATTAAAGAGGTAAAAGATTATCCGCAACTTGCCTATGAGCTTGACAACCTGCGAACTCTTTGCAAAGATTGCCACAACAAGCGTCATGGACGCTATCAAAAGCAATCTAAAAGCTTCGATGATGAGCTTTTTAGTTGGTAAATTGTCAATTTTGTAAATTTCTGTAAAGTAAAAAATAAAAAAACGAACGATATACCCCCCCGTGAAATAAATGTGCGCTTTTATCCGAAAACCGTAAACCGGTGGATGCTCAACTAACCAAAAATTTGCGCTATTTTTACATATTAGGGGGGTGTTTTTAGGAAAAATCCGAACAAAATTCTGTAAAGTATATAGGAAGTGAAAAAAATATGGCTAAAACAAAAAAACAGATAAAAATGGAGAAATTAAAGCGAGAATTGCGACTTTTAATTGACGAAGATAATGAGATTGAGGTTGAAAAGGTTGATAGATATTTGAACTTGGTTAGTATTTTTTATGACCTTGATAAGTCGATTAAGGATAAGGGAGTAATGGTTGAGACGGTAAATGCTAATCAAACTTTTTTGAAAGAAAACCCTGCAGTTACTGCTAAGACCAAGGTTAATGCTTCTTTGCTTAAGCTTGATGTATTCTTTGATAAGAAGCGAGAGGAGTATGAAGCGAAGATGGCTAAGAGCAATGAAATTGATGAGGAAGACTTTACATGATTCAACGGTATGTGGATGCATATATCGAGGATTATAACACCGGTCGTATAGAGCTCAATCAGGAGAGGATTGAGCTTTTTGAATACTTAGAACGTGAGATAGTTCCTCGGTTAGAAAAGGGAGAGATTTATTTTAATGACAAGCAGATAGATGATTGTGTTGGGTACATTGAGCGGTGGTTCTTTCCGTTGGAGCCGTTTCAGAAGTTTCTGATACCATTTATCTTTTTGTATTTTAAGAAGAATAATCTTATTGTATATCGTAAGTTCCTTTATATGATGGCTCGTGGTGCTGGGAAGAATGGTTTGATTTCTGGTGTTGCGAGTTTTCTTTTGACGCCTATGCATGGTGTGAAGAATTACAATATATCGATTATTGCTAATAGTGAAGACCAAGCAAAGACAAGCTTTCATGAAATTTATACAGTCATAGAGGAAAATGCAAAGTTAGAACGGTTATTCTATAAGACAAAGTCCGAGATTTTGAGTAGGCAGACGAAAAGTATTATTAAATTTCGGACGTCCAATGGGAATACGAAAGACGGTTTACGAGATGGTGCGGTTATTTTTGATGAGATTCATCAGTATGAAAGTAATCGAGATGTGCGGGTTCATTTGTCTGGGCTTGGTAAGGTTATCAATCCACGAGAGTTCTATATTGGAACGGATGGGTATGTTCGTGAAGGCTTCATTGACAAACAAAAAGAAAAGGCAAAAGCTGTTTTAAAAGGGCGTGCTCGTTGGAATTCTATATTCCCTTTTATTTGTAAGCTGGATAGTGTGGAACAGGTGGACGACAAGACGAAGTGGCAATTGGCAAATCCAATGTTTCATGAGCCGATGAGCGATTATGCGGCTAATTTGTTTGAAACGGTGTTAGAACAATACGAGGATTTGCAAGATGATCCCTCTAACCGTGAGGAATTTTTGACGAAGCGAATGAACCTGCCAGTCACAGATACGGAGCGGAGTGTTGCTACGTATGAGGAACTAGTGGCAACGAAGGAGTGGAAAGAGCCTTATGAGGGTCAACGTTGTATTGGTGGGTTTGACTTTGCTTCTACTAGGGACTTTGCTGCAGTTGGTTTGTTGTTTAAGAGTGATGAGAAATATGTATGGAAGACACATTCTTTTGTGCGCAAGGGATTTGTGGATGCGATTTATGGTTATTCAAAGCCAAAGGATACAATCAATGGCAAGCGGCAGTTTGCTCCTATTCGTCTATGGGAGGAAAAGGGCTGGTTGACGGTTGTTGATACACCTACAATCGATCCGCATGTGATTGTTAATTGGTTTGTGGAGCAACGGGATTTGTATGCCTTTGATATTGATACGATTCTTGGAGATTATTTCCGAATGGATTTGTTGCGTCCTATCTTTTTAGAAGCAGGTTTTGAGCAGGTGTTTAGTGAACGTGATAGGCAGCGTGTGCCGTCAGGTTATCGTTTGGAGGTTGTAAGAAATCCTCGTGCGATAGATAGTTTACTAGCTCCTAGAATAGAGAATGCTTTTGCTGGTCATAAAATCCTATTTGGTGAAAATGATATGATGCGTTGGTATACTAACAACGTTCTTAGAAAATTAAAATCTGATGGGAATGTTGAATACTTGAAGAAAGAAGATGTCCGAAGAAAGATAGATGGTTTTAAGGCCTTTGAGTGTGCTATGTATCGAGCTGATGAGCTGAATGAGCCTAGTTATGATTTTGAGGACTTTTACGATGATGTAATGGATTGGTATGAGGTGGGGTAAAGTGCGGAAATTTTGACGTTTTTATCTTGTATAATGAAGTTATCAATGGGGTAAGGACAGGCTAGTTAGCTCTCCTGCTGAAACGGTAATATTTTTTTGACTAAGCATGATGGTTCGATTCCATCAACCTCTATATGATTTCCTGGACGAGCGTGGCCATCTCTCGTTATCGTCAAAAATAAAGCCTAATCAATGTCAAGATGGTGAGCACATTTTAAAACTTTACACAAGACAGGTTGCGTGTAACAATTTTGCTAGATGAGGTTCAGGCAAAGTGGCAGACTTTTGGTGTAGTGGAAACATAGGAGGTGCAAGCTTGCTGACGTAGGTTCGATTCCTGCAGGGTCTATTGGCAATCTATGGTGGTAGATTGTCAGCCTCTCTAAATTTTTCATTCTTCTAGATGGTGGGAGTGCATTTGTACTCCCGTTTTTATTTTTTTCAAGAGTGGAAATTTTGACGTTTTTTTATTTTAAAATAGTATTGTGGACATAGAGAGGCAGAAATGCTTCTCTTTTTATTACCGCTGGGAAGGAGGAAACTATGGGGATACTTGATTATATTTTTAATCGCGGGAAGCAACGTTTGTCCTATGATTTTGATGATATTTTTAAAGATGTGCAACAGAATTCAATGAAATCTATAGCACTTGAAACCTGTGCGAATTATATCGCTAGGACTTTTTCTAAATCTTCTTTTGTTTTCTTTTGTGATGAAACAAAGAAACGGGATATTTGGGATTATCGAATCAATCATAAGGCAAATCCTAATCAGACGGCGGCTGAATTTTGGTCGGAATTTGTAAAATCTCTTATCAAGAATGGTGAAGCGTTAGCGTATATCAATAATAGACAAGAAATGTTTGTGGTTGATAGCTATGTACAGAAACATTCGCTTACTGGTGATGTTTTCGATATATCTACTATCCAGAATGTGCCTGTATCTATCACAGCTCACTATGATGAGGTGTTATTTATTCGGGTTGAGAATAATAATCTGGAGACTTTCATCGATGATTTATGGAATGAATATGGTTCTGTTTTGGGACGGTTATTTCAAAACCAAAAAACTGCTAATCAACTGCGTTTTCACATGGAACTCCCTCGTGATAAGATTCGTGAGCGTGCTCGTGACTTAGCAAATCAGGCTTCTGATAAGTCAGAGGATACTAAAGAGTCCGTGTCAGAGAAAAAGGAAAGTTTTTTAGCTACTATAACTAAAAAGCTAGAGAATGATAGTGTTGTGCCTATTTTGCTACCGAAGGATGCTAAATATGAGGAATATCGTTCTCAAACATCGATAAAAGTTTCTTATGTTGAAGATATTGCTAAGATGAAGCAACAGTATATCAATGATGTTGCAGATATTCTTGGTATACCGAATGGGCTGATTCATGGGGATTTAGCGGATAATCAGAAAAACTATGACACTTATATTGCTACGGTGATTGAGCCGTTGGCACAGAAAATTGTTTCAGCAATGAACTACATTATCTTTAATCGTAGAGAGCTTCAAAAAGGCAATAGAGTCCAAATGGTCGGTTTTAAAAACTATGACCTTTTTTCTTTGTCTTCTAACATCGACAAGCTGGTTAGCTCTGGTTCATTTACACGAAATGAAATCCGACGTGAGCTTGGTTATGACCCAGTAGAAGGTGGGGATGTCTTCTTGCTGACGAAAAACTATATGGAGTTAGGCTCCATAGGAAAGGAGAAAGATGAAAAGACTTGATATTAACGGAGTTGTCATTAACGATGACGACAAATGGTTTTATGATTGGACTGAGCAGAGTGCGGTATCTCCAAAGGATGTAAAAGATTTTCTGGCTAAGACTGATGGTAAGGAAGCTATTCAAGTTGCGATTAACTCACAGGGTGGCTCTGTCTTTGCTGGTAGTGAGATTTATACGCTGCTTAAATCTTATCAGGGAAATGTTGAAGTCGTGGTTACAGGGCTTGCAGCAAGTATCGCTAGCGTTATCATGATGGCAGGAGATACTATCAAGATGTCACCGATTGCACAAGTGATGATTCATAATGCAAGTATGTATGCACAAGGAGATTATCGTGACTTGGCACATGCGAGCGAGGTGAGTGAAAATACTTCTATCTCACTTGCGGATTTATACCAGCAAAAAACGGGTAAATCTACAGATGAAGTAAGGGAACTTATGGATAAGGAGACCTTTTTCACCGCGCAGCGAGCTCTTGAAATTGGCTTGGTAGATGAAGTTCTCTTTGCAGAATCTGCTCCGGACTTGGCAGCTTCTTTCGGCGGTATCGTATCTCATGCGAAGCTAGTGGAGCTAAAAGCAAATATGGAGCAAGACAATCAATTGAATCTCTTATTGACTCGCTTTGATCGTATGGAGATGCAGTTGAATGAGTTGCGGAAGTCTCAGAAAGAGCAAAAACAACAGACTGAAAAACCAGCCGTGCACGATGTATTGGCTGATTATTTATTTTAAGAAAGGAAATGTCAATGACAATTAACATTACTAAATTGCCTCGTTATCAGGAGGCTGTAACAAAATTTACTGAAGCAGTAACAAACGGAGCGGAAGCTGAGCAACGCAATGAGCTATACGCTGATGCTATGAGCATTATGGGAGAAGAATTATTGGAAGTCGTTTCAGATGCTAGAAAAAAGGAAGCAGAAGAGCTGTTTAATAACTTCCAAAAGAATCCTAAACTGACTGCAAACGAAATCAAGTTCTTTAATGAAATCAATAAAGAAGTTGGTTCAAAGAATGGTATCTTGATTCCAGAAGAAACTTACAATCAAGTGTTTGATGAGTTGACTACAGAGCATCCGCTGCTATCTATTATCAATTTTAAAAATGCAGGTATGCGCCTAAAAGCTCTGACTGTAAAAAGTGAAACTGGTACTGCAGTTTGGGGAAATGTATTCGGAGAAATTCTAGGTCAACTTGATGCGACTTTCCAAGAAACAGCATTCGAGCAAAACAAACTGACTGCCTTTGTCGTTATTCCAAAAGATGCGTTAAAATTTGGTGCAACATGGCTGAAACAATTTGTCATGGAACAAATCAAGGAAGCTATGTCAGTAGCTCTTGAAACAGCTATCGTAAAAGGTAACGGGGATAAACAACCTATTGGCTTGATTAAAGACTTAGCAAATGGAACTGTTCAGAGTGAAAAAATTGTCTACAATACTGACAAAACAGCTCTAGCTAGTCTTGCTACATTAGATCCTACAAACGCCCCTAAACTACTTGCTCCAGTCATGAAAGCTTTGTCTATCTCAGATAAAGGGAATCGTCTAAACATTGCAGGGCAAACTTATCTTTTGGTAAATCCAGCGGATTATTACGATTTGGTGGCTAAGTTTACTTCTATGAATTTGAATGGCGTTTATACAACTACTTTGCCGTTTGGCGTTCAATTGGCAGAATCGAAAGCGGTAGATCCAGGCAAGGCAATTGCCTTTGTAGCAAACCGTTATGATGCTTATATCGGTGGTGGTGTAGCACTTGAAGAGTTTGACCAAACATTGGCTATTCAAGATATGCAGCTTGTAACTGCTAAATCTTACTGGTACGGTAAAGCGAAAGATAATCATACTGCTGCATTGTTGACGCTAGCTGGTGGTTAAGAAAGGAGTAGCTTATGGAAGTTAAGGTTTTAAAGCCTTTTGAGGATTTGAACAAAAATGTACTTCGTCAAGTTGGTGAAGTTATCACAGTCAACAAAGAGCGCTTTGCTGAATTGGAAGCTCGTCTTCCGGGATTTGTAGAAGAAGTGGGCGCTTCCGATACTCAAAACGAGGAGTAGATGAAAATGGCTATTGATACAACAAAATTTGCTGATAGGCAGTTAGCTGCTTTTAAGGATCGTATGCGAATTACGAGCGATGATGAAGATGATAATCTAAAAAAGATGCTTTCTTCTAGTATCGTAGCCGTTGCTTTACTGGTCGGAGCGGATGAAATTGATGATATGCTGGTTGAGCTGGCTTTTGAGCGAGCTCGCTATGTGTATCACGATGCCCTTGATGAATTTCAGACAAACTATGCGAATGAAATCGAGCTACAAGCAATGGTTCATTCTCTAAAGGAGGCGGAACATGCTAGGAAAAAAGACGATTAAAAATGAGACAGTAGACAACGGAAAGTTGAATACAATGGTTGTCTTTTACAATGCGAAGCCTAGAGGGCGTTTACCTAGTGATAAGCAGGAATTGAAAAAACTTTTCACTGCATGGGCGGAGGTTTATAATCCGTCTTTAAAGGATATTGAAATCATGAGAGGAAAAGGGATAAAAAGAGCGGTAACGATTGTTATTCGTAATCCGCTGTCATCTTATCGTCCGAAGAATAATCACATAGTAGAAATTAAACATGTTGATTATAAAGATGAGAGGTGGAATGTTGAGGATATTCGCCCTAAGCCAGACTATATTACTTTACTTTTGAAAGGAGAGATCAATGGAGACTTGGGGAATTAGTGTTGAGGGAGTGGATGAGGTTATTCGCACTCTTAATCAAAAACTCGGAAAAACTCGACGTGACCGCATATCTCGTGAAGCAATCAATTATGCTGCAGAGGAAGCAGAAAAAGACTTAAAGGAAGTTACGACTAGCTTTCAACGTACAGGACGAACAACGGAACAGACGACGCATTCCAAGGCTCGGAAGATTGGGGGAGAGATTTTTCAATCCAAGGTTGGTTGGGGCGAGGGTTCTCGTTGGCGTCTGGAACACTTAAATGAGTTTGGTTATACTCGTTGGGGTAAGACATATGTACCACGAGGATTTGGGAAATTGCGGCAATATGCTGAAGCGCAACAAGCTCCATTTACTAAACACATGGTAGAAAAGATGAAGGAGTTGGCTGAATGAAAAGCATGCTTGATACATTAGCAGATAAACTGGCAGAAGTGCCAGCTTTATCTAATATTGCTATTCACTATTTCCAACGTCCTGAAAGCTTGTCAGAAAGTGATAGTAGCATTGTTTTGATACCTCTTGCTCCTCCTCAGCAAGAGACATTTGGTAGTGATAATTTCTTACAGAAGCGGTTTAGCTATCAGGTGAATGTTGAAAGTAGTGACTACTACGAAACAAAGCGAATAGCTCATGAGGTTGAGAAAGTATTCTTGGAAGCGGCCTTTTATCAAAATACAGGCGGCTTAGATGAATATTTTGAAGAAACAAAGCGTTATGTCGACGCAAGGACATACAGAGGTTCTAGCTCTGTATATGACATTGAATATTGAAAGGAAAATTAAATATGACATTAGTTGGTTTTAAACGTGCCACAATTCGTGTGCTTGATGGTCAAGCCGCAACAGCAGGAACAAATTTATTTGTTGTTGAAGGGAAGAAAGGAGAAGGTGCAACTCAAACAGCTGACGTTACGGGTCTATCCTCTACTCCTATTAAAGTTTTTGGATCAAATATTGCTTATTACGTAGCTAACAAAGGCGTAGGTGATGTGAAAGCAGAACTCACACTTCTTGACATCCTTGAGAAAGTAAACGACATTCTACTGGGATACAAAGTAAAAGACAAGCTAACTTATATTGGTGAAGAGTCTGAACCGCCATATTGCTCACTTCTCTTAGAATCTGAAACACTAGCTGGCGAAAAAGCCTACTTCGGATTCTTGCAAGGACAGTTCTCCCGTGATGCCGTCAACATGAAGACCAAAAAAGGAACACAAGAAGAACCAGATGGGGATAAATATGAATTTACATCTGTTGCTTCAGACGATGAAGATACAAAAGGAAATTACGTTGTTAAGTATATTGGTAAAGAAGAAGAAACTATCAAGAAACTGAAACAACAAATGAAAATTGCAGAATAGAAAGAAACGGGTTTTCCCGTTTCTCTTATTTTTTAGAACTTTGGAAAGGATTTCTAATGACAAAATTACGTTTGGAATTAAAAAAGAAAAATGGCGATGTGGTAGTTTATGAACAGGACAAAGTACCAGCTAGTCGTGTGTTGGATTTTTGGAATATACAAGAAAAGTTAGAGGCTGGTGATACTAGCTATACTTCCAAAAAATATCTGTTGGATCGTATTGATTATTGTGCTTCGTTGTTTAGTGCAAAATCAGTTACTAGAGAAGCAATTTTAGAGGGGCTGAATGCTTGGGAGCTTGAAGAAACGATTGACGATATTATCTTGACTGCGGTGGGGGTCAAAAAAGAAGTAGACCCAAAGCTGATGGAATTAGTGCAACAGAAGCCCGAAAGCGTTTCTTAAGTCTTGTAAGGGACTTGGTAGCTAGTAATAACGGCTTTACTATCAATGACATTATGGAAACGGATTATGTGACTTTGTTTAATGTTCTTAATGCCGAAGAATTAAAACAAGATAAAGAAGAAATCATGTCATTGGAAGACTTTATCAATATGACTGGAGGTGATTGATATAGCTACGCCAATAGGAAATATGGTTGTTCATTTAGGGCTGGATAATAGCGGATTTGCCAGAAAACTGACAGAGTCAAGTAATAGTCTCAAATCTTTTAAAAGAAGTATTGGGCTAATGGAAAAACAACTCAATACAAATAATGCTCTTATCAAATATGCGAATGGCGGGGCTGCGGCGTTTAAGGCTTATGGCGCTAAGGCAAATACTTTGAATGGTCTTATTCAGCAACAATCACTTTTTCAAGCGAAATTAGCTAATGACTTTGAGCGAAGCAAGACAGCGACAGGCGCACTAACTGACCAATCTTATAGATTGGCGGCACAGTATCAAGACGGGCAAACGAAGCTGGCAACTTACCGTGGTGAGTTAGCACAGACTGTACGAGAGCAATATTCGCAATATAGTCTTACCGCTCGACTGGGACAAGGTTTGACAAAGATAAGTCAAGGGCTAGGAAGAATAAGTTCTGCGACGAGAGGGATGACAACAGCTCTGGGAGCAGGTTTTGCACAAGCAACGAGAAGTGCCGTTTCGTTTGAAAATGGAATGAAGACGATTCAAGCACTTATTAGCGATGATATTCCTGCAAACAAAATGACCTCTACGATGGATCAGTTGAGTAATGCTGTCAAAAAATATGCTGCTGAATATGGTATATCTACTGGCGATGTCATTGAAGGGATGACTGAAATGATTCGTCGTGGTTATGATGTCAATCAAACTATGGCAGCTATGCCACATGTACTAGAAGCTAGTAAGGCGTCCGGTGAAGGCTTTGGGACGGTCATGCATGCAACGACTGCTATCTTAGAGCAATTTAATTTGAAAGCGGAAGATACGCAGCGTGTTACGGACAGTTTGACTTTCGTAGCCAATAAAACAGCTTCGGACTTTTCAAGTCTTGGTGTGGCAATGGAGTATGTCGGGCCTATGGCGGCTACTGCTGGAATCTCTCTTGAAGAGACGGCGTCAGCTATTGGTTTGTTATCTCAACGTGGTATTGAGGGCGAAAAAGCGGGTACTAATTTGCGTAATATCTTGACAGCTCTTGTAAAACCAACCAAATCGCAAGCTGTAGCGTTTGAAAAAATGGGAATCTCTCTCGAGGAATTCCGAGCTGGCAATCTTTCTCTGGCAGATGTTTTGGATCTTGCACGAGTGAATACCGAGGGCTTGACAGGTGCGCAAAAGGCCGCGCTTTATTCACAAGCTGTTGGAAAAACCGGGCAAGCTGGTTTTAATGCTTTGATAGCTCAAGGCGGAGATGCTCTGAGACGTCTCACACAAGAAACTAATAATGCTAAGGGAGCTACTAAACGGATGTCCGACCAGATGATGGAATCATCTGAAAATCAACTTAAGAAAGCCCAAGCAGAATTAGAAGTTCTTGGAATTGAGATTGGTTCAAAGCTCTTGCCAAATATTAACAATCTTTTAAAAGAAGGGGTAAAAGTCATAGATTGGTTTAAAGACCTATCTCCTGCTACACAGGACATGATTTTAAAGTTTGCTTTGGGAGCGGCTGCTATCAGTCCCTTCACTGGGGCGCTTAGCCTTCTTACTGGCGTGACGGGCAAGACCTTATCAGGTATAGCTAGCATGGCAGGGAAAGTAAAAAGTATAAAGGCTCTATTAAATGTTTCGAGAGAAGCAACTGGAGCGGCGCAAGGTATCGCTCTGTTGGGAGAAAGTGCAACAGGAGCGACAGGAGCTGTCGGTGGTCTTGCTGGTAAGGCGGGACTATTGGGGGCTTTATTTACCCCGACTGGTGCTCTTGTAGCTGGTGGTGTGCTTGCTGCTGCAGTAATTGGTTACTTTGCCCAGAAAGCTATTGATGCTAGAAAACGAGCTGAAGAGTGGGGGACTGCTGTTAATTCCACCCAAGCCGTTGAATTACAAGGTTTTAAAAACAAGGTGGACGAAACCAACCATGCAATGACTGAATTTGGTTCGGGTGCTGTCAAGGATATTGAGAATGTCAGAAAAGCTTTTAAGGGTTTAACTGATGAAATCACAAAACTTGCTGATAAGGACTTGGCAAAAAAAGTTAAACTAGCTGAAAAGCTAGGAATTAGCCAAGAAACAATTAATACCTTAACAAATCAGACTGAGCAGGTAAAAAACAATGTTCAGCAGATGTCGGATGAAGTTATTAACATCTACAAAAATGCTAGTGAACAACATCGTCAATTGACAGAAGAAGAAAAAGCGGTTGTCTTGGCAAACCAGAACGAACTTATCAAAACGCAATTGAGCTTGATGAAATATTCTGGCAATGAGAAAATCGCCATTACCAAGGCTATGAACGGACAGTTAGATGAGCTCAATGATAGCCAAATCTCAAAGGCTAAAAAAGTAGTTGAGGGCTGGATTAAGGATGAAAATAAGGCTTATAAAGAGCGTAAAAGTAATTTACAAAAACTTTATGATGATATTCGCGGAGAAGATGAAGCTGCTTTAAAAGCTCGTGAAGAAATCCGAACTAAAATGCAGACATTAGAAGCAGAACACAATGCTAAGATGGATGCTTATGGTGAAAAATGGATTAAGATACAACAAAAATTAACCGAAACAGCTTTGAGCAAATCTACACCGGAAGCTCAAAAAGCAATTTTGGATCAAATGAAAAGGAATGCTAATGAGTTAGGGCTCTCTTATGATGAACTTGTTAATAAGTTTTCGAATGCGTCTTCTAAAATTCAAGAAGAAAGTGAGTTGTGGGCGAAGACGACAGAGAAAACTACTGCGGCCGGAAAACTTGCTAATACGCAATGGAATGCGATGGTTTGGGATGCTAAGACAGGTAAGGTGAAAACCAATGCTCAAGAAGAAATTCAAAAGGCACTCCAAGCCGAAGGCGGTTGGGAAGCCATGAAATTTGTTGTCAAAGAAGCAAATCTGAAAACAAATGCAAAAATTGCGATTGGTGAAGCATTGGTGGCTACTGGTCAATGGAACAATCTTAAACCAGAAGATAAGAAACTCATCACGGACGGTAAGCCTGCGATTGAAGCTATTCTCAATAGCAAGGAGATGCTTGAAGCATGGAATGCTATACCTGAACAGGTCAAAAAGATTCTAGGGGATAGCGAAAGTTTTCTCAATAGTGCCGAAGTCGCTCAACACGCTTTGGATGCTTGGAATTTGATGACACCAACTCAACAAAAGCTAATGGTCGAGGATTTAGCTAGTGGAAACATTGAGACAGTTCGTAGGGCGGTTGAAACTTTAACAGGGACAACAATTCCAATTGATGCTACGAATAATACAGCATTACCTGCGCAAGAAGCTCAAAATACGATAGATGGTGTAAGGCAGTATCAATCTGCGTATATCAACGCTACAAATAATACACAAGGAGAAGCAAATGCGGCCAGTGCAGCTATTAACAGCGTGAAGCAAACGAAAGCAGCTGATATTAACGCAACCGATGTGACGGGGGCAGCAGTTACAAGTGCTAAGTGGCAATTATCTACAATACCAGGACAAACATTTACAACAATCACAGCTATAGATAATGCTTCTGGTGTTATATCCGGCATTGCAAGTAAGTTGGCGAGTGTAACAGGAAATTTCATTGCGAATGTTGCAGCTGGTAGATACGCTCGTGGTACGAATCATCACCCAGGGGGATTTGCTGTTGTCAATGACGAGGGAGGCCCTAACTATCGTGAGCTGGTTACTCTACCAAATGGACTATCCTTTATTCCAAAAGGGCGGAACGTCTTGTTCCCGTTGCCTAAAGGGTCTAAGGTTTTGCGGGCTAGTATGACAAAAAGGCTATTTCCGCAATACAAAGATGGTGTGGGATATTCTAAGGATTCTCCACTCTTTAAACAAATGGACGCTGTACAATCTGTTATTATTCAATCTAATCAGAGCTCGGCAAGTGCTAAGCAGTCCGATACCAGTCAAGTGGTATCCGAGATTGCTATTTTGCGTGTTAGCTTAACAGAACTACTAGAAAAGATATTAAAAAAAGATAATAATGTTTATCTAAATGGTGAAAGAATGGGACAGAAGTTGACTGACATTCAAAGCGACCAAGAGAAATTGCAACAGATGCTGAAAGGAAAATTTATTTGAGTAGAAAATTGATTATGAAATACAACGGGCAAGAGCTTGACATCATTGTTCGTGATATACAGCGAGATATAGGAAACGAAAGGAGTATTACGTTAAATGATGCTCCTTTTTTGGGGCAGAATGTTCAAGATTTTAAGATAAGCTCAAAGACTATTGTTGTTGATTTTTCTATTTGGGGATTTGATCGAAACAAAATTAAGCATGATTTAGCTAGTATCTTTCATTTTAGTGAAGTGAAGCGCCTAGAATTTAGCGATGAGCCGGATAAGTATTATCTAGCTATCGTGACTGGGGAAATCAAAATGAAAGAAAGTAAGGGGCTATTTTCAGAGGGGACGATTACTTTTCTTGTACCTGATGGAGTAGCTCATTCTACTACTTATCGGCGTTTTGATAAGCCTAAAGAAGTAGGAGATAAAATCGTCTTTGATTTGGAAAACAATGGCAATGTAGATGCTTATCCTATCATTACGGTTAAACATAATGCAGAGAATGGTTATCTTGGCTTTGTCAATACCAGCGGAGCTTTAGAGCTAGGAAATAGAGAAGAAGCGGATACACAGACTGTTCAAAAATCTGAAATCCTATTTGATTATGTCTCTAACAATGGCATTGTCAAGGGGTTTCAACAAGGGCAAAAGAATGCTGCTATTTTGAATGATTTAAGTCAGAATCTCAATGGAACGCTTGCTATTGACAATACTTGGGGACGTCCTCATATAGCTCTTACAAATCGCGGGAGTGGTTCGCGACCAAATAATGCAGGTTCGGTCAGTTGGGAAATTCCTCTTGACAGTACCGGTCAGCGTGGTGCACTTCATGAATACATTTGGTGGCGGCAAATCTTCTGGCTTGGCGCAGCAAACCAGCTCGGATTTATAAAAATTTCTGTCTCTGATACAGAGGGGCAGTTTTTATATGGTGTTGAAACAATCAAAAGGTCGAATGGTTTGGGGTGTGAGTACAATTTCTTAGCTTCTAACGGAAAAGGTGGATACAAACTTATCAATCAGTGGCTTTTTTGGGGTACACACCGAGAAGACCATAATCCATTTAATGAGCCAAGAGGTTGGTCAGATTTATTACGTCGTGACGATATGGTGCAAGTGTACTGGTGGGGAACATATCCACAGTTTCGCATTCCTGAAATTAAAGGGCGCAAGTCCGCAAAAATACATGTTGCTATCGGAGCGTTTGGAAACAAGCCGCAGGTCACGCATGCCTATCTTGATAGCATTGTTTATCGCAAGGACTTTATTGATACGATTGAGGATATACCGAATCGTTATCAGAAAGGTTCAACGGTAGTAGCAGATAGTGAGCAAGATAGAATACTGGTTGATAATCTAGACAAATTTAGTGATCGAGTTCATGGTTCTGCGTGGTTGAAAGTTCCTCCGGGAAAATCGCAATTAGAAGTGTTTTGCTCTAGTTGGATAAAAGCAAAGCCTACTGTAACTGTAAATTTTGAAGAAAGGTTTTTATAAATAATGTTATTAACAATTCATGACGCACATTTACGACAGGTGGCGTCTATTGATAATGATAAGCAGGGGACACTGAATTATTTCAATGATACGTGGACAAGCTACCTTGAGACTGGTGCGGCTACTTTTGACTTTACAGTTAGTAAAAAGGAGCTTGCGACCGATACATATTCAAAGCGTGCTTATCAGTTCTTGAATGAGAAAAATTTTATCTCTTTTGAATACGAAGGTGAGACACAGCTTTTTATCGTTCGTAAAGTTGTTGAAAATGAAAAACTCATCAAGTTAAATTGTGTCAATTTGAATCTAGAGCTTATCAATGAATATGCCAATCCTTATAAGGCACTGAAAGATATGTCGTTTGAAGAGTATTGTAAGGCTCTTGATTTGCTGAACTTTACGATGCTTAAGATAGGTGTGAATGAAATTTCTGATAAGAAGTTGACCCTCGAATGGGAAGGGCAAGAAACGAAATTGGCTCGGCTTTTATCGCTTGCCAATAAGTTTGGTGCAGAGATTGAGTTTAAAACATTCTTGAATAGTAATAGTTCTATCAAAGCCTTTGTGGTGAATGTCTATCATGCAAATGACGGTTTTCATCAAGGTGTTGGTAAAAGACAGTCTAAGGTATTACGATATGGGCGAGATTTTAATTCACTTACTCGAACTGTAGATACAACAGGGATTTATAATGCTATCCTCCCAACTGGGAATCGTTCAGAGGTAACTTCGACCAAAACGAGTGTCATTCATAATGTAGATGGAAGTGTAACTACAACTAAAAAGGTGCGAAATCCTGATGGAAGCGTTACGACGACTTCTAAAAGGGTACGAAATGATGGTTTCGTACTTGGGCAGGTTGTCACTAAGACTGTAAAAAATCCTGATGGAACTTCCTCTACGACTACGGAACGAGAGATGACAACGGTCTACAAAAAACGAACCGGCAGGAGGAAGAAGGCAGAGGAGCAACCGCCTTTTAAAGTTAAACACTCAAAGACTTCTAAAACAAGCGCTTATAGCAATGACAGCACGTTTGATTTGTCGGATTTGCCAGATTGGAAGTTAGAGAATGAAAATGGGCAAGTAGAGTTTTATAAGGCAGGAAAGATGCTATATGCTCCTCTTTCTATGCAGATGTTTCCTGCAGCGTTTACCTCTGATACGATGAGTGACCAATGGATCAGACGAGATGCAACTATTGATGCCGAGACACAAGAGGAATTGTCCGATAAGGCACTTGACATGCTACGGAAAAGCTGTTATCCAGCAGTCACTTATGAAGTCGATGGTTACTTGCCATATGGTGTAGGTGATACTGTAGAGATTGAAGATGACGGATTTGCTCTTACTTTGTTACTTGAAATGCGGGTGTCTGAACGGTCTATCAGCTTTACTGGTACAGGTACGAATAAAAGCGTTTTTGCAAATTTCAAAGCGCTTGAAAATCAATTATCATCTGGTATTCAACAACGTTTAGAAGAAATGTTGGAAGAAGCGAAGCCTTATGATATTAAGGTTGCATCAGATAATGGGACTGTTTTTAAAAACAATAAAGGAAAATCAACGATTTATCCTACTTTGCTCAAAGGAGAGAAAACCATCCCAGATTCCGAAGTTAGTTGGAAATGGAAAATAGATGAACAGGATTTTCCAATTGCTCCAACGTTTACTGTTGAAGCTGCTGGGCTGACTAAGCCACTCACTTTAACAGTTATAGCCATTGTAAATGGTAAGGAAGTAGCTCAAAAAGAGCTGACTTTTACCAACGTCAATGACGGTGCGAAAGGTTCTGACGGTAAGTCTATTACTGTTGCTAAGGCTGAAAAGCAATCGGATGGTGTGAAAGTCACCTTTAGCGATAATAAGTCTATTGTTGTACCAAAAGGTGATAAAGGGGACAAAGGCGACCCTGCAGATCCAGTCCCTCTCAATACTTTGCAAGAGGAAATGAAGCAGACCAAGCAAGGGTTAAGCGATGTTAAGGCAGATTTGCTAAAAGAAAAAGCGGAAAGCTCCGCTAAGATTGACCAAGTCAAGAAAGATGTTGGTGCTATCAGCTCCCAGCAAACTGCTTACGAGCAGAGTAACAAACAAAATCTCGCTCGGATAAGCCAGCAAATGGGAGACAAAGCCAGCAAAACAGAGGTCAAACAGACTGCAGACGGGATTCGAGAGGAGATAAACAAAATTGCTGTTGGGGGTCGTAATCTGTTGAAAGGCTCGAAGGGAGAATTTAAGCCCGCCAACAGAAATCTATCGAATTTTGATAACAATGTTTTATATGTGCAATCCACTTCGGTTGATTTGGTCAAAGGAGAGAAATATCTAATATCTGCTAAGACAGACGGAAATTTTACAGCTATGCATAACGGCAACAAAGAGAGTGATAGTGTTGTGCTCTGGTTGATGGATAAAACTGTTACAAATTATCAAATTGTGTCCGATAACAATACAGGGACGACAGGAACAGTCTTTACTTGGAATAAACCGACAGGTACTTATCATTTGCGAGTGAATACTTATCATAAGGATGCTCGCAAAAAAGTCTGGGAAGTCAAAGTCGAGCAAGGCACTATAAAGACTGATTGGAGCCCAGCGCCAGAAGATGTCGATGAGCAAATCACCGTTGCTAAGACCACGTTTGAAAGAACTGCAGAAGGTCTGAAAACAGACATGGTTGCAGTAAAAAGCTACGTGGCGAATGATGGTAAGCGCAGGGAGGAGTTGGAGCAGTACAGCCGAGAAGAGACAGCTAAGCAGATTGTAGCTGAACGAATTAAAACCGCTGAAAATTACGTGGGCAAAATCCAGTATACCGAAGACGTTAAAGGCGTAAATCGACGTTTTGAGGAGTTGCGGACAGGAACTAGTAACTTACTCTTAAATACAGAGTTTAAGACGCTTGCGGACGTTAATAATGTAAATGGTGCTACGTTAAAACTCAATCAAAATGACTATAACAGTCACAACTCAATTGAGGTCACTGTGACTGGTCAAAACAAAGACGTGTGGGAGGGCATTACCTTAAATGCAAGCGTTAGCGCATTTAAGAAAGGCGACACAATCGCTGTCAGAATGCCGATTTACATTTTTTCTGACATTCCTACAAATGCAGGCTTAACATTTGTATTAAAAAATCATTCTAAAAATATAGTTTATGTTTTTAAAGACTTGGGAGACTTACCTCGAAACAAATGGCACATTGTTGAATTTCTGCACACGTTTAATAGTGACACTAATTTTGAAGGCGTGAATTTTTTCTATTTATATACAACGCAAAACGGACACTACAAGATAGCAGAGCCGTCGCTCACATTATCAAACGTAATTCCGTCAAGCTGGGCGCCAGCAGTCGAGGATAGCAAGAATTATACCGACACCAAGCTAGCCGAATACAAGCAAGGCGTGGACGGACAACTTGCGGCAGTTAAGCAAGAGGTTGGCAGTAAAGTCTCGCAAACCACATTTGACCAGCGAGCAAACCAAATCACGCAGTCAGTACAAGAGCTAAGCGATAACACCGTTAAGAAGAACCAAATCAAAATTGACGAAAATGGTTTGGTTTCTAGCTCTGAGAAAACAGTCAATGGTCAAACGCTGGCCAGCATGATTTCGCAAAATCCTGAATGGGTGGAGATTATCGCTAAGCTGTTAAAGATTAAGGCTGACATGATTGTCAATGGTGCAATCACAGCTGATAAGTTGAACGTTGAAAAGTTGAGTGCTTTAGCTTCTGATTTGGGTAAGGTGACTGCAGGTTTAATTGATTTGCGAAAGCATTGGGTACGTACAAGTACAAATGATGTTTGGGGTATTATCCACGATGTGACATATGACACCAGCACGCTCTTGAGTGATAGCGGAGTTTTAACAAATGGTCGCCCTGGAAGAAATAAGAAAAGCGATGTCAAACCAACAATAATGCCGCTGGTTTGGTTAAATTCCGGGCAACTTCTTTTTGCAAATGTCGATTCTGGACATGACATAATTCAAATGCTTATAAATGGCGTTTATCCTTATATACGAAGTAATGCCGCAAGAATTTATTTCGGAAAGTTAGAAGACGAGAGAGACGCTTTAGTTATTGATTGTGAATTCTCAGAGCTTTATTTAAAAGCTAACAATTATACAGACTGGAAACAATCCGAGGTCAACAACAAAGTGCGCTGGAAAGTGCAAGGCAGTCTTGTGTTGGTCGATTTTAACTTACAATTTGACCGTGATGGTACTTATCATTTAGTAGATATACCAAAGGAATACGCGCCTGGCAATAAAATGTTTCCTGTCCAAGCGTGGAGCTTAGACAGAACCCAAGACCGAACAGCTCAGCTCAACGCTGACGGTGGCTTACATATTATCGGCGCCAATAAAGGCGTTGAATATCATGGACAAATTATTTGGACTTATTAAAAAATAAAAGGAGAAAAAATATGGCAGAATTACTTGATGTTGAAACAGTTACAGAGCCGTTTGATTTGCAGACAGCTCTTAGATATATGGACGAAAACGGTGAGTTTATTCGTTTTAAAAATGATACGGATGACTACTATATCTATAAGGAAACGCAAAAGCGTCCTGCGATTGTAGGTGGCAAGCGTAAGTTGGTAGAAGTTCCGCTCGTGTGGGCGTTTGACCGCTATAACAATTCCATTACAACTTTCCGCTTTACAAATATGTTTGATAAAGCATTTTATATCATGAAATTTGACGAAGCGGGTGAACCAATCTGGGATGCCCCTGCTAAGAAGGAGTAGTGTATGGCACCAGACGTCATAAATGCGGTCGTGACAATTAGTGCTTCCTTAATCGGAACATTTGGCGGGATTATTACTAGTGCTAAGATAACTACTTTTCGGATTCAGGAATTAGAAAAGAAAGTGGAAAAGCACAATAGTGTAGTAGAGCGAACCTATCGCTTGGAAGAAAGAACAAACTATCTTGACGAGCAAATTGATAAGCTCGAAAGCAAAATTGAGAAGGAGAAATAAGATGCAACAAATTTTAATCACAGCGGGCATTATTGCCCCGATTATTTCAGCGATTGTAAATGTCGTTAAGACGCAATTCAATCTAAACGGAAAGCAAGTATCTACGTTAGCTCTCGGTTTGGGGATTATTGTAGGTCTTGCGTACGCCGCAACAATTGCACATGGTGATTATGCTGCGTATGGTTGGGGCGGGCTAATTGCTGGCTTGTCTGCCATCGGTTATTACGAATTAGCTTTTAAAAATAAAAAAGGAGACACAGCGGATGACACAGAAAAATAA